CTTGGAGCGTCTGGTGCGGGATTTTTTGCCGCCCTTTGAGCGTCTGGCGCGGGATTTTTTGCCGACTTTTTTGCCGACTTTTTTTGTTACACTTACGGATCCATTATTTTGTGCTTTCACTAGTTGTAATCCTTGTTCTATTAGGCTGACTTGAGCGGCTTGGTTTTTAGCTGTTGCTGCTTTACAAAAAGCTTGTGCAAGTTCTATTGGGATAGCAGAAACTTGTTTAGGCGAACCAGACATCTATACATTAATGCAATATTAAAAAATTACATTTTATAATCAACATAAAAGGATGTTATTAAATTAATAAAGTCAATCTATGCCAGGGGAATTAACAACCTTGCGTAATATCGGTAATAGTTGCTATATTAATTCTATAATTCAAATAATACGACATACACAAATTTTTAATGATTTTCTAAATAATCATTCGTCAATATTGAACGAGACAAAAGAAACAAATATATTAAAAGAATGGAATTCTTTGCGTGAAACAATGTGGAAACAAACGTGTGTTGTTAGTCCATATAGATTTGTTCATTATATTCGGAATGGCAATAAAACTGGAGAAATTACCAATAATTTCAATCAACAAGATGTGGGCGAATTTCTTATAATGTTATTAGACGAATTTCACGAATGTCTAAAGCGTCCTGTGAGAATGAATATTTCCGGTGAAGCCAGAAATAAAAAAGATAAACTATTTATCGAAATGTATGCAGAATACAAAACCCTGTATGAAAATAATTTTTCGGAGCTCATAGACATGTTTTACGGGTTGCAGGTGACAAATATTAAAAGACTTAATACAAATAAAATCTTAAGTAGAAAAATAGAACCATTTTCTATATTGAATTTGGCTATATTATCTGAAACATCAAACCCAACAACATTGTATGACTGTATGAACGATTATTGTAAAACCGAGGAATTATCGGGTGATAACAAATGGTATAACGAAAAAACAAATGAAAAGGAAGAAGTGGAAATCGCCACAAGATTTATAAGAATGCCTAAAACATTGATAATTTCTTTGAAAAAATATGTTAATGAAAAACAATTGATTACTTATCCTTTACAAGATTTGGATATGACGCCCTATGTCATTAACGCGTCCAACAAAGTGGTATATGAATTATATGGCGTTTGTATTCATGAAGGTATACAATCCTATGGTCATTATTATAGCTATGTAAAAATAAAAAATAAATGGTTTTGTTTTAACGATAATATGGTTAGGGAAATAAAAGAAAAAACGGTAGTATCAAAGTCGGCGTATTGTCTTTTTTATAAAAGGACGAATTAATATAATAATATATTGTATTATAATAATGGAAAAGATACGTGGCGACAATATATGTAAGTTATGTAATACCGGAATTAAAATGACTGGTGCGCATCCTATTATGGGTTCAATTTGTGCTTTATGTAAACCAGAAAAAGAGTCGTTTTTACAAGAGGGGCTTCGTGAATATAAAAAGGGCAAAAAAGACAAAAAAAATAAAATTAGAGTTAGAATTGATAAAAATAAAACTTTAACAGCAATTTTGCTTTTTTCGTTGGTGATTTTTGTGATCGTTTTTTTGATGAGAATACATTCTTTTACTATGAATTTGTATAACCAGGAAGGATCCACTAGCACAACATCTGATTCTACATCGTCATCGAGTGGCACCAATTTGATGGGAAAATCAAGTGCATCAAATAATGAAACAAAGTCATCTGGGTCTACAACTGCAACTAGTAGTGGGTTTTTTGCGATGCCTCTCCCCAATATTGATTCTTCTCTTAAAAATTTCATAGGATTTTTTATAATTTTTTATATTTGTCTTGTTGTATTTACTGGCTTACAGTTTATCTCGGACGAACCTCACGACGAAGAAGAGACTACACAAGCAACAAACAACAAACAAGCAACAAACAAGACACCAACACCTTCTACTTCGGGTTCAAGTTCAAGTTCAAGTTCAAAACCCCCACTATATAACACACCACAGGACATAATAGAAGCTATATTTAACTATATATTAAGCTTCTTTATCAGTAAACCGAATCCTATACCAGAAATTAAGAAAGTAAGTGTTAAACCCGACGAAAGAGATCTAGGCGAGGTATTTTATGTAAGCGATAAAACATACACATACGGAGAAGCTAGAGCATTATGTAAAAAATACGGCGCTACATTAGCGACTCCCAATCAAATACACAAAGCCTATAAAAAAGGGTCTACATGGTGTTCACCTGGATGGTCCGAAGGACAATATACACTATTTCCTGCAACTATGAAGAAAGTAAATGAAATAAACAGTAATGATGCAACATATGGAACGTGTGGTGTTCCAGGTGTTAATGGAGTTTATGATCCAAATACTAATAATAAATATGGCGTGAATTGTTTTAGAGAATAATTGACAGCAGTGGGATTTGAACCCACGAGTGCGAACACATCAGAACTTGAGTCTGACCCCTTAGACCTCTCGGGCATACTGTCCAAACATGACTTCTACATAATATTTTATTCCTATCTTTTTAAATACTATAATATTAAAAACAATATTATAATAATGGAAACCCCTTTATCCGGTTTTTATAACAAGTATTTGGTTATCAAATAAGCATTTACTCTGATTACTTATATCGGGTTTTGTCGTTTTTCTCGCAACCGGCGCTCGGTGAGTATACCCGCTAATTTTTTCCTTTTCAATAATTGACCAAATATCTGCTATTTTTTTTACAGCACTATTAAACCAAGCCTTATTTCTACATACAAGCACACAACTAATTATATCTAATTTCCAGTAGATTGTTCTCACCCACAATAAATTTGTTTTTTCGATTGTGGTATTTATCCACATTTCCAATTCGTCAAATGTTAAATCCATCGATGGAAATATGTATTTTGGAACATCATTTTCATTGAAATATAAAAATGCACCCTTCATTTTATTTGTATTTTTTGTGAGGAGTTTATTATTTTCATCGCTGTCCTCTATAAACGCCTGATAATTATCATATTCTACAAATTTAGTTTCTAAAAAATCGCATTCATTTAATCGACATACATTCATTTGCAATTGCATTTGAATCCAATATTCTTTTTTTGGAATACCGGTTATTTCGCGATTTACAATGTTTTTAATTTCAAGCATTCTCCCATACAACCTAGAGGTTTTATCTACATTAATTCCATCGGGCGATGCTCCCAAATAAGGATGATTGTCGTCTTTTATACAACCAAAATCTTCTACTTGTGTTTCATATAGTTTTTCATATAGCAATACAGATAGGGGTTCATATTTTTGCCCCCAATGTAGTGGAGATTCGGTATTTACACTTGATGAAAATTTCATATATGGTTTACATTTTTCATATATGAGTTGATTCATATTGGCCTGACTACCAAATACTTTCCATGCCGAACTAGCTGTTATCATATTATGTCTAAAACTATACCAGTCATCACTACGTTGTTGCGGTTGAGGAATATTTCGTAGAATATTTATTTGTGTTTCTAGTTTTGTAATTTTATTATTTGTAATGGGTTTCGTTAGATGTTTATTAGAACGCATTGGAATAATATAAACAAAATACCATCTGATAGCTTCTTTCATAATAGAATGACAATCGTTTAAAAATGTAAGCCCATACATATTTTCAAAAAGGGTTTCCAGATATTCTTTGAGTGAATCGTATAGCGCATTATGAAAGTCTTCTTCATAAAACAATAACAAATTTTCTTTGACATATTCGTCAATATATTCTAATGCGATTTCATATATGAAAACCTTGTCTTTTTTTGTTAAAATGGGAGGGACGCTAAGGTTTCTAAGTATAGATTCATGACAATCATTCATGTTTTGTTAATGTGATTACTTATATATAATGCATATCAATTTTTAATATGGTTAAGAATACTTTAATGTTACTAATGAAGATAAAAATGAATACACGATTTTCAACATTTTGCTGTAAAGTCTCTTTTCCATTTCATCTGGAATTAGGTCTACTTTGTATCTACCGCAAATGGTAACTTCACCTATATCAACTAAATCTTTATTAGATTCATACCAATTTTCTACAAATTCGTCTATTTTATTTATTATGTTTGCATTATTTTCCAAGTAATCTATTCGTTTACGAAGATTTTTATTTTCCTCAACTAGCGCATCAACCGAGTTTTTTATTGCTGCTAAATTTTCATCGTTTTTGTTAAAAAGTTCTGACATTATATTATATGAAGAAATATTTATATTTACCAATTATTGTAGTTCTAGCATTAGTCTTTATAATAACATATCATGAAATATATTTTGGGAGAGCAATAGACTTTTTGCCATTAGATTATTCTGAAAAAGACAAAGCAGAAAAAAGATTGACAGAGGACAAATTAAGAAATAGATACGCTAGGTTAAAAAGACTTAAAGCTAGTAAAGCAGCTGCTGAAGATAGTGGTGATGAAACAACTGCTGAAGAGAGTGGTGATGAAGAAACTGCTGAAGAGAGTGGTGATGAAGAAACTGCTGAAGAGAGTGGTGATGAGAAAGAGATAAATAACATAAAAAGAGAAATAGAAAAGGAAGAAGCGAGAATTAAATCGTTAAAAAATAGCCTCGTGTTATTATCAAAAGAAAAACGAATTGCAATATTATTTGTCAGTTATTTAATAACATATATTGGAGCATTTTACTTTAGAGGGTTTAGTAAAAAATTAACAATTGTTTATATAACTTTAATTATAGTAACTCTAAGTGTGTATGCATTTTCCTATGACGATAACTCTACCGGTTGGACCATTTTATCATCAGCAGCCGCCCCATTATATGGAATTGATAAAATATTTTCAACATCATCCACGTCTGATGCTACAATTTATAAATTAGATGATCATAGAACATTTCCTGATATTTACGTATCCACAACCCAATCTGTTCGCGGCGTCTCCAGCGCGTCAAGTGATATAAAAACTAAGGAAATATCCTTTAAATTATATTTATTTTCAAATAGTAGTAATAGTAGCGGTAATACGAATTATGTTAATATTCTTGATATAAATGGCATCGAGGGGCTTTCTAATAATTGGGACTGCTCTGATAATCCATATGGAAATTTTAGTTCATTAATTCGGTATAATTATTCTACTAGAAAATTAGAATATCCAAATGATGATTTATGTCATACGTCCTACGAGACGCAGACCACACGGAATAAAATAGATGTATTATTTGATAAATGGATAGATATAAGAGTAAAAATACAAGCAAATTCCGGATCATCTAGAAATTACAAGATAACATATATAATAAATGATAAGAAATATGAGACAGATGTTGATCTTAGTAATGGAGTCGAAGTTGGACTTGAGGACAGTTGGGCTCTGTTAGGAGATGTAAATGCTAAAAATTTAGGTAATTATACAAACGTTAGTGTAGTAAGTTATTAATTATGTAAGAGAACTAAAGCGACAATTGCAAATAGAAATCCTAAAATTTGTTTATATGTGTATTTTTCTTCGTAAACAAATATCCCAATTAAAAATAACATAGAAAAATGAAAGACGTGCCAAATAATATTTGCGGTGCCAAGATTTTTAGTCTTTAATAATAAATAAAAAAAGTGCCCTATCAATAAATAAACTATAAGTCCTATAAAATAATATATTTCATTATTTGTGTGAACATATTGTTTTAATGCAGTATCTGCAAGAATCTCAATACAAGTTCCAATAAACGCATAAATATATTCAATCATATATATTATTTTATTAATTTATTTAAATAATACCTTGCTTAAATTAATTCCATTATATAAAGAACTATATATATATATATCTTATACTCATTAATCATAAAAGGAACTGCTTAGATAATTTGGAAATTCTTCTGCTATTTCTGAGCCTTTAATTTTAGAATTGCTTGTATTTGGTTTGCTTTGAACAATTTTACTAATCTCATACCCATTTACACTTCTAGGATAGTAAACCAAATCAGCAAGAATACCCCATTTAATTTTATTTTTGTTAATTTCTATATTATCGTAATTTTGTTTGAATTGCATTTGATTACCGCTTCCATCTATATACTGATTAGTTTTTTTTAAAGATCCATTTATATAAACATACATGTAATTAGATTTTACGGTTATAATTACATTTACCCACTTTTGAATCGGCATTTTTTTAATAATTATTGGTTCAAGATTATAACCAGGATGTTGGGTTGTGTCCATAAAAATTATCAATGCAATTTCAGTATTTGCCGAAGCGTCCGGGCTGATATTTGCTAAATAAACACCCGGACCATTGTTTTCTTTTAATATTCCATTGCTGAAAAGTTGTCCACCTTTTGTGTTACCTATTCCTTTACTCTCATCGCTGATGAGGCTCAGATATTGTTCGCGCTCGTCATTGACTTCCTCCCGCTCGCCAGTGCCATAAGGCGCCAAGACCTCGCAGCTCACGCTCGTCCACGCGGCGAGCACGGGCTCGTACAAACGCTCCTCCAGCACTTCCTCGCAGCGGGCGAGCGCGGCGTCGTCGACGTCGCCCCCTTCCTCGGCATCGATGATATTTTGGCCGATGATTGCGTAAGAAGCGTCGTCCGGCCCCATGGTGCTATCCCAGGGTAAGTAGCCGAGAATAGTGTCGTCACTGCCTACATCGAGGAGGACCCCCGCGGTGGCGGGGAAGTGAACGTATAATAACATGCTTCTGTATAGGGTGAAGTGGTCGGGTGTCAACGCCCAAGTGGTGTTGTTCGTGTCGTAATTCCACGTGTCGACCGCCGACGCTTCATTATACGCGGCCTTGCCCGCCGCGATCGCGAGGTTCCGTTGATATACTTCGGTGTCAGTGGAGATCGCGAGATCCACGACTCCAGGAATTAGACAATCAGCCCAAGTCGTAGAACTCTTCCCTTTGATTTCTGAAATGTAATCGCCTTTGCTAAATACATGTGCAATTTTTTCACCATTACCACAAGACGACCTCTCGTCCTCGTCCGGCCACTTTCCGGCGGCGGTGTAGTCACAATAGCCTACACAAGCACTAATATCATAATCATCTGTCCCGATCTTTTCGGGGTTTATTTTTAACCAGAAACTATACGTGAATTCACTTCCGTGTTTTTGATTTTGCGATAACTTTACTATTGGATTGCCATCAGCTGTTTGATCTATTGTGAGAGACTGTCCTTCATCTATTTTACCATCAATGATCTTGATTCCTTTTTCAAAACCGGTTATTAACGAAAAATTCATTAAGTAGAGCATTAATCTAATTATAAAGAAAAGTAGTATGCAAAAAACACCAACAGCCATATATGGATTCGATGTTAAATAGTCATAAGTAGTATTAATTAATTCCATTTATAAAGAACTATATATATATATATATATATCTTATACTCATTAATCATCATAAAAGGAACTGCTTAGATAATTTGGAAATTCACCTGCTATTTTTGAGCCTTTAATTTTAGCATTGCTTGTATTTGGTTTGCTTTGAACAATTTTACCAATCTCATACCCATTTACACTTCTAGGATAGTAAACCAAATCAGCAAGAATACCCCATTTAATGCCGTTTTTGTTAATTTCTATATTATCGTAATTTTGTTTGAAATGCATTTGATTACCGCTTACATCTATATACTGATTAGTTTCTTTTAAAGATCCATTTATATAAACATACATGTAAGTAGATTTTACGGTTATAATTACATTTACCCACTTTTGAATCGGCATTTTTTTAATAATTATTGGTTCAAGATTATAA